TGACCGAGGCAACCTTGTGATCCTGACGGGCTCCAAGCTCCAAGAAATCGGCCTGGCACTCTATGGTGACAGCTGGCCCTCGGTCATGGCCCACCGCCTGAAGAAGCACCGCCGCACGATATTCCGCTGGCGGGATGATAGTCCCCCGGCCGAGCTCAAGCGGGAGCTGCTGCAGCTGGTGGAGAACCAGATCGCCGAACTGGGGGCGCTGTACGAGGAATTGCGCGAGGATGTGGGCGCCTTCTAGGCGTGTCACTCTGAAGTGGCATGAAAAACGGCCGTTAAGAAACTAGGTCTTGACGCGGAATCCCAAATCGCCGCAGAAATGCGGCTGTTCCGAGGGGCGCGGCGCGATATGCCGCTTTGGCCCAAGTCGGTAGGCATGGCGAAGGCCGCCTGCCACCCGCATGGAACAGCACCCAAACCTGCGACCGAACGAGCAACCTGGGCTTTGGCCCAGCGCGCTCAACCCTTGAAAGCTGCACGCCGGCATTCACCGGCGGGGGCCCGTATGGGACCTAAAGCTACAGGGGCGGCCCGCCCACTGAAGGTCGACATGGAACGCACCCTGTTCACCTATTCCGAGATCTATCCCAAGGTGCCTGGCTTCAAGCGTGGCGACACCTCGCATGATGCCGCCAAGGTAATGCGGGAAAGGGCCCCCACGTTGCGCGAGCGCGTTCTGGGTGAGTTCCGGGCCTTCGGACCCATGACTCCAGATGAATGCGCCACCTCGCTCAGGGCATCCATCCTCTCAATACGCCCCCGCGTGAGCGAGCTCGTCGCTGATGGCCTGGTGGTCGACACCGGGGCCAGGCGCATGAACGAAAGCGGCATGAGCGCAAAGGTCTATCGCGTCCCCGAATAAGCCGGGGATTAATTCCCGCCCTAAAAATGGAAATCCAGCCATGAAGCTGCTCGTCCTGCTTTCGCTTCTGCTGCTCGCCGGCTGCGGATCGTGCCTCGATCCGTTCAACAAGCTGTCGGACTGCCCGAAATTGGGCGCCTCCTATCAGGGCGCGGCTATTCCTTAAGCCTCAACAGTTCCGCCACGCTGTCGGAACACACCAGCACAGGCCTTGCGGCCTTTGCCTGCGGCGCCGAGCCCCCCTCGGCTTTCGCAGCCTTCTTGGGCGTTCCCTCAACAACTTCCCCGGGCGGCCAAGCACCGTCCGGGGTCTTTTCGAGCAAAGGCACTATGGCAAAAAAGACGGCCGCGGCGGTGGCCAAACCAAGAGGACGCGGGCGCCCCCGCTTCGAACCCACAGACAAACAGCGCGGCATCGTCGAGGCCCTGGCCGCGCTCGGCATGAACCAGACGGTGATCGCCGGCTATCCCGACATCCAGATCGACGAGAAGACTCTGCGGGAGTATTTCCGCACCGAACTGGACTATGGCCTAACCAAGCTGCTCGCAGGCGCGGTCAACCAGCTGGGCCGGATGGCCCTGGGCGCGCCCGCCATCTTCGATGAGAAGGGCAACAAGATCAGGGATGAGGTCAGGCCCGAACTGGGCGCGATCTGCTTCCTGCTCAAGACCAAGGGGAAGGCCCTGGGCTTCAGCGAGCGCATCGAGCACACGGGCAAGGATGGTGATCCGATCTCACACAACCACACCGTCATCGACGAGGTGGACGAACTGATCCGCGAAGAGCTCGGCAGCGGCAAACGCCAGCCAGCCACCAAGCATTGAACCCATGGCGATAGACGACAATCAGTTCGCCTTCGAGGAGGCGTTCAATCTTCTGTGCGGCACAATGCTGGGGGAGGGGTGCTATCGGAAGGTCTTCGCCTGCCGGGTTGATCCCACCCTGGTGGTGAAGGTCGAGGCAAAGACGGACAGCTTCGCCAATGTTGGCGAGTACGAGTTCTGGGAGAGCTACTGCAAGGAACCGTGCGCAAAGTGGCTCGCCCCTTGCGTGGCGCTATCCGGTTATGGCCGGGTGCTGTTGCAGAAGCGGGTCGAGCCGCTGCAGAAGGGCCAGCTGCCAGAACGCGTGCCGTCGTTCCTGAGTGATTTGAAATTATCAAACTTCGGGATGTTCGAAGGCCGTATCGTCTGCTGCGATTACGGGCTGCTGACATGGTCGCCCGCCATGCGCATGCGGAAGGCAAACTGGGACTGAGGCAATCGACATGGCCAAGAAGCGCAGCCGCCCTGGTCCGTTCGCCGGTCCCGGCAAGTCCTTCCCCATCGGGGATGACAAGCATGCCCGCCTGGCCATCGGCGGCGCCACCCGCTCCTTCAACGCGGGCAACATCAGCGAGTCCGAAGAGGACACGATCAAGGCCAAGGCGCGGGCCAAGCTCGGCCATGGCGCCAAGCAGCGCACTGGCAAGACCCGCAGCTGGAAAGGCTAATGCGCCGGTTCTGGCAATTTGTTCTGGCGCTGATCAGCGCCACCGCGGCCGACGACATCGGCCAGCCTGACGATAAAGGTTTCTGATGCAGCACAATTCCAAGGTCGAGATCGAGCGGGTGAACGGCAAGTACGTCTCCCAGATCGAGGTTTCCAGCATCGGCCGCGCCGGTCGCAAGCGCCTGGTGGCCGACACCTTCCACGAAGCCCTCAAACAGGTCGCGGGCGCGCATGACGAATTGCTCGGACATGTCGAGACTTTCCACAAGGCTTCGCAACCCGCGCCGGTACCCGTTGCGGACGAAAACCCCAAGGCAACGGCGAAGGACGGCAATGTGAGGCCGCATCTAGTGCCCAAGGCCAACAAACCCGGAAAGAAGCGCAATGAACAGGCGCGCAAGTTTGCGTCCGAGTGAACCCACGCCTTGAGCGGCTGAGCGCCTATCGGCGCATTCTGGACCGCGCCCGCGAGCAGGGCGAAAGCCATTTCATCGAGGCCCAGCGCAAACTCTGCCGCGCGGACCTGTTCTATCTGCTGCTGTTCCCGCTGAAGCGAAAGGACATCAACCGGGATTGGCTGTTCGAGCGGTGCTGCGAAGTCCAGGCCTCGCCCAATGGGCACTTGGACCTGTGGGCGCGCGAACATTACAAAGCCCTGCGGCTGGATGAGCCAGTACCAACACCGTCCGGCTGGGCTCGCCATGGCGACCTGAAGCCTGATGACTGGGTCTTTGGCCCTGATGGCCAGCCAACCCGTGTGGTTGCCGTCTCCAAGGTCTTTGATGAGGCACCGGCGTTCGAGTTGGTTTTCGATGACGGCTCCAGGATGGAGGCAAGCCGCGATCACCTGTGGCAGGTCGAGGCGCGTTCCAGGCGCAGGATTACTGGCGGCCGCGCTTATCGTGAACCAAAGGTCATCGCAACCGAGGAAATCGCTGCCATATCGCACCGGCCTGACAAGCGCCTTGCCATCCCGGTCAATGCTCCGCTGGATATGCCGGAGGCCATTCTTCCAATCGGCCCATACACACTCGGTTGCTGGCTTGGAGACGGGACGAGCGCGGATGGTTCAATTACTTTTGGCGATGCCGACATCGCAGAAGGTATCCAGTCCGAGGGGTTTAAGATCGGGCCAGCGAATAGGTTGCGGCGCACGGTCTACGGGCTGAGTCCTCTGCTCCGGGGGCTTGGTCTGATCGGAAGCAAAGCAACAGCGCTTCCGATGGACTATCTGCGGGGCAGCGAGCAGCAGCGGTTGGCCTTGTTGCGCGGCCTGATGGACACAGATGGCCATTGCAACACTCGGGGAACAGCCACCTTCACCAACAAGACCGGCGTCCTTGCCACCTTGGTCTTCGATCTGGCCACCAGTCTCGGAATGAAGCCCGTCAAACGGGAATATCGCGCGTCGCACGGAACGTTCTGGCAGGTGTCATTCCAGGCTTACCAGGCTCAGAATCCATTCCACATTCGGCGCAAAGCAGAAAGAGCGAAGCCGGGCAGCCGTAACGCCAAGCGTTTCATCATCAGCTGCAAAGCCATTGGCCGCCGAGCCATGTCTTGCATTCAGGTTGAACGAGCGGATGGCCTCTATCTGGCCGGCCGCCAAATGGTGACGACACACAACAGCACGATTATCACCTTCGCCAAGACGATCCAGGACATCCTGATCGATCCCGAGGTGACGATCGGCATCTTCAGCCACACCCGGGCAGCCGCCAAAGGCTTCTTGCGCCCGATCAAGGCTGAGTTCGAGAACAACGACGACCTGAAGCGGCTGTTCAGCGACATCCTGTGGATGGAGCCGAAGAAGCAGGCGCCGAAATGGTCTGAGAACGAAGGCTTGATCGTCAAGCGCACCGGCAACCCCAAGGAAGCCACGCTCGAATGCTGGGGACTGGTCGAAGGCATGCCTACCGGCAAGCACTTCATGGGCCGCGTCTATGACGACGTGATCGACCAGGACTCGGTGCGCAACCCCGATGCCATCCGGCGCACCACCGGCGCCTGGGAATTGAGCCTGAACTTGGGCAAGGTCGGCGGGTGGGAACGCTACATCGGCACCCGCTATCACTATGCCGATCCGTATCGTGAAATGATGGCGCGCGGCTCGGTCAAACCCCGCATTCACACCTGCACGGTGGAGGGAACCTTCCCAGGCACGCCCGTCTTGATGCCGGCGGACGTGCTGGCCAAGAAGCGGCGTGACCAGGGCATCTACACCTTCAGCTCGCAGATGCTCCAAGACCCCACCGCCGACAAGAAGGCCGGCTTCAAGGAAGAGTGGCTGCGCTACTATTCTGGCCGCATCAGCGGCGACCGCATGGTCAAATATCTGCTGTGCGATCCGGCCAACGCCAAGAAGAAGGACAGCGACTTCACCGCCATGGGCGTGATCGGGCTGGGCCCCGACCAGAACTATTACCTTCTGGACGGTATCCGCGACCGCCTCAGCCTGACGGAACGGTGGCAGGCCCTTTCCCAGCTGCATCGCCGGTGGCGGCCCAAGGGTGTCGGATACGAGCAATACGGCTTGCAGTCGGACCTGCAGCATTTCGAAACCCAGATGACCGAAGAGGAATATCGCTTCGAGATCACGCCCCTGGGCGGCGGCCTGGCCAAGCATGACCGCATCCGCAAGCTGGTACCCCTCTTCGAGGCCGGACGCTTCTGGCTCCCGGAAGTCCTGGTAAAAACGGACTATGAAGACCGGCAGATCGACATCGTGCAGATGTTCGTCGACGAGGAATACAAGGCGTTCCCCGTCGCCATGCACGAAGACTTCTTTGACATGCTGGCCCGCATCGAAGATCCCGCTCTCGACGTGAAGTGGCCGAAGCCGGACGTGGAAGACGAAAGCTCGCGCTATGCGCTGCGAAAGCGCCGCCGACAACGGGCGCCATCCGCTTGGGCCAGTTGAGGTTGTGGCATGACGGTATGGACCGCAACCGACTTCGAAGCCTGGTTTGCAGCGCAGCGGCCTTTCCTTGTGGTGAAGTATGCAGGGGCCCAGGCCAGCTTTGATTTCGGCGGCGAGACGTGCAGCTTCCAGGTGGCTTGCAGCGAGAACGGAGCCAAAGAAGCGGACGCAAATGCCATAGCCTGGTTCCGCAGCATCAAATATGTGGCGATGAACGTGACCAGCTATCCACGCCGCCAGGTGCTCAGCCGTTGGCTTTTGGACGGTGATCAGGGCGCAAAAGCCGCCTGGGCGAGAGGATCGTGATGCTGACCTTCGACGACAAGGCGACCATCGAGAACGCGATCTTCAAGCGCCTGCATGAGCCGGGCAAGACCGAGATCGCGGACCTTAAGGTCGAGAACCACCCGAATGCCACGCCGCCATATATCGCGGTTGGCGTCTGGCTCATTCTGAAGGACCGCATTGGCCGCGAAGGCTTGATTGACCCCAGAAGCTTCTTCGATCTGCCGGCCGAGTTCGAACACAGTCACCTGCTGAATGAGATCGACGAGATTGCAGAGCAACTGAAGGTGGTCAGGCGCGAGACGGTGTTCTCGAACCTGTTGGCAGTCCCCAAGAAGGAAGGCCCGCGCCAGTTCGTGACCGGCACAGGCCTGCGTGGCCGCTGGGGCAGTTCTGCGAGCCCTTCCAGTGAGCGCAAATAGTGGCGTTGCGTTCCACGCCGCTGGCGGCGGGCGAGATCCACCGTGATTTCGAGACCGACGTCCTGCAGGGCCTGAAACAGCACGACGCTACCATGCATGGCTGCCCGGTCTGGAAGGTCGAAAGCAAGATCGATGGCAAGCTGACCATCTGGTTCAAGGGTGCGCGTGACGGCGTGGAGTGGCAGGGTGCCATGCGCTTCAACCTGCTCGAGGCCAAGCCGCTGATGGGAAATGTGGAGGCCTGCGTCGACCACGCCCTGCAAATCCTGGCATCCATTGCCGCTCGCGGTTCTCAGCCGCTCATTCAACGCGCACAGGCCTAGCCGATGGGTGACGATCAGGACTTGACCGGGGTCAGCGACGAGCAGGCCGTCACCGGCGATGACGAACTGCAGGGGCAGTCCCGGGATCAGGCCGACCAGTCCGACTTCAAGCGACTGGTGGGCTGGTACCGGCACGCGCGGGATTTCAGCCATGACTGGCGGCAGGAATCGCGCACGAATTATGACTTCGTGCCAGGGCGCCAGTGGTCTGACACGGATGTGGCCACGCTGAAGGACCAGCTGCGCCCCGTCATCACCTTCAATCGTGTCGGCCCCATGGTGGACACCATTGCCGGCCTGGAAGCGGGCAACCGGCAGAATATCAATTACATCCCCCGCCAGGTGGGCAAGCAGGGCGTCAACGACCTGCTGACCTCGGCGGCGCACTTCTTCCGCGAAGAGGCCTATTCGGACGATGAGGAGTCCGATGCCTTCCGTGACCTGGTGATCTGCGGCATGGGCTGGACCGAAACCCGGCTGGACTATGACGATGACCAGGACGGAATGCTGGAAACGCCGCGTGTCGATCCCATGGAAATGTTCTGGGACCCCAGCGCGCGCCGAAAAAACCTGCAGGACCGCCGCTATCACTGCCGCGTCAAGGACATGCCGACCGATGACGCGATGGACCTGATTCCGGGCGCGACGGCTGAGGAACTCGACGCGAAATGGGCGGAAGACACTGGGGCGGCGTCATCGCCCCATGATGCACAGGCCGCCCCGTTCTATCGCAACGACCAGTCCGACAAGATCGACACCGAGCGCAAGACGGTGCGTGTCGTCGAGTTCGAGTGGTGGGACTATGAGCACTGCGTCCGCACCATCGACCCTTTCACCCATCAGCTGATCACTGTCTCGCGGAAGGATTATCGTATCCTGGCGGACCGGGTGAGCCGCCTGGGCTGGGGCGATCTGGACGGCGTGCCCATGCGCCGCAAGGTTTACTGGCGTGCCCTGGTGGGCTCGAAGGTGCTGCGCAAGTGGAAAGGCCCAGAAAAGGGCGGTTTCTGCTACAAGGCGATGACCGCCAAGCGCGACCGCAACAAGAACACCTGGTATGGCATCGTCTCGGCCATGATGGACCCGCAGCGCTGGGCCAATAAGTGGCTGTCGCAGTCCCTGCATATCCTGAATACCGGCGCCAAGGGCGGTATCATCGCAGAAGAGGATGCGTTCGACGACTGGGACCAGGCCCTGGAGGACTGGGCCAGCCCGGACAGCATCGTCAAGGCAGCCGCCGGCGCGGTGAAAGAAAAGAAGATCATGGATCGGCCGGTGAACCAGATCCCGCCCGGCCTGGACAAGCTGCTCACCCTGGCCATCTCGTCGATCCGCGATTGCGCCGGCGTCAATCTGGAACTGCTGGGCCAGGTTGCCCAGGACCAGCCGGGCATCGTCGAGCACATGCGCAAGCAGGCCGGAATGACCGTGCTGCAGGACATCTTCAACTCGCTGCGCCGCTACCGTAAGGAGCAGGGCAAGCTGATGCTGTTCTTCATCACCAAGTTCCTGAGCGACGGCCGTCTGATCCGCATCGGCGGTCCGGAAAATGTCCAGTATGTCCCGCTGGTGAAGATGCCAGACACGCTGGAATACGACGTCATCGTGGACGAGGCGCCCACCAGCCCGAACATGAAAGAGCAAATCTGGATGACGCTCACGCAGCTGTTCCCCTTCCTGAAGGGAGCAGGTCTGCCGCCGGCGGCGCTGATGGAGCTGATGAAATACTCGCCGCTGCCCGCCAGTGTGGTGTCCAACGTCGAAAAGGCGATGCAGAACCAGCCACCGCCACCGCCAAGCCCGCAGGTCATCACAGCGCAGGCCCGGGTCATGGAGGCGCAGGGCAAGGCCAAGCTGCTGGAAGCGCAGGCGCAGGACGTGGCCAGCCAGAACACCATCGACACGATGCGCGCCCGCGCCGAAAACCTGAAGACCACGGTGGAAGCCGCCCAGGCCCAGGCCGATGCCCTCGACACGCACGCCGATGTCGAACTGAAGCGGTCGCAGGCGATCCTGAACCTGGCCAAGGCCGAAGCCGAGAAGCAGGGCATCCCGCTCGATCAGCTGCTGGGCATGGTCGAAATCCTCGACCGCATCCGTACGCTGCGCCAGCCCGCCAACACTGACCCCGCAGCCCAAGCCGCTGCATAGGAGACCCGCCATGGCCAAAATGGTCAGCCTCAAGCTGTCTAAGAAGGAAGCCAAGTCCGAAATTGGCTATCCCGAGCAGGTCGGCAAAGATGAAAACCTGCCGAAGTACCCCTGGGACACCAAGATCACACTCGGCAACGAGGTCCTGGACAAGCTCGGCGTGAAGCCCTCGGACTTCAAGACCAACCAGGTGCTGGAAATCACCGCCAAGGTCGAGGTGGTGGGCACCACCGAAGAACAGCGCCAGCGCGGCCCGGATCGCAGCGAAGTCCGCCTGCAGATCACCGACCTGGCGATCGACACCAAGGCCATGAAGAAGGCCAGGGCGGAAGACGAACACCTGAACAGTATTGCCGGTCCCACCTCCGAAACGGTGGACGAAGACTGACATCGCCGCGCCGGGCGTTCCGGCGCATCGCCGCGTGAGCGTGTCACGCATCGGCCCGGGCCGTATCCCGGATGGAGAGCAAACCCCACCACATGGGCGACGACATCAACATCACCGACCAGGATACCCTGAGCGCAGACGAACAGGCGCTCCTCAAGCAGATGGAGAACGACGACCAGGGCGCTGGCGTCAACGATGAGGGCGGCGCACCGCCTCCGGCTCCGAAGAAGACACCGAAGAAAGCCCCGAAGGCAGCCCAGCAGCAGGCCCAGGCCGATGAAGGTCAGGACGATGCGGAAGGCGACGAAGGCGATGCCGAAGGCGATGCCGGCGCCGCCAACAAGCTGGTGCCTCTCCAGGCCCTGCATGAGTCGCGCGCCACCAACCGCGAATTGAAGGCCGAGCTGGCCCGCCAGCAGCAGGAACACGAACAGCGCATGGCCACGGCCATGGACCGCTTCGAACGTGCCCTAAAAGCCTTCGCCCCCAAGGAAGAAGCGCCGAAAGAGGAGCCCGTCCCCGATTTCGATGCCGATCCCGCTGGTCACATTCAGGGGGTCATGAAGAAGACCGGCAAGACCCTGGAAGAGGTCCTGTCCTATATCAACGAGCAGAAGGCGCAGAAGCAGCAGGCCGAAACCCAGACCGCGGAGCAGAGAAAGCAGGCCGAGACGATAAACGGCATCCTCGGCTACGCCATCGAGCAGGAGAAGGGCTTCAAGGCCAAGACGCCGGACTATGACGCCGCGTCCGCCTACCTGATAAAATCGCGGACGGACGAACTGGCCGACCTGGGCTATTCCGACGGCCAGATCCAGCAGATCATCAACACCGAGCGCCTGACCATCGCCAACCAGTGCATGCAGTCGAAGAAGAACCCGGCCGAGGTGGTCTACAACATCGCCAAGAAGCGCGGTTACAAGAATGCTGCCAGTGACGACGACGACCAGGGCCAGGATCAGGGCGAGCAGCGCCAGGTTTCCCAGCAGAAGCTGGAAGGCATGCGCGGCGGACGCGAGCAGTCGCAGTCCCTCAGCGGCGCCCGCGGCAACAGCCCGTCGCCCCTGACGGCCCAGCGGCTCCTGGAAATGTCTGAGGCCGAGTTCGACAAGGCTATCCAGACCCCCGAGGGCCGCGCCCTGCTGGGGGCGTAATGGAAGAGCTGTCCCGTACTGAGCAGCTCGGTAAAGCGCGGGCGGAACTGGAGCGCAGGTTTCCGTCCGCGACCTTCCACACCAATGACGATGCTAACCCCTCCACTCCAATGTCGGTACGCGCCGAGTGGGGCAATGGTCGCGTGAAGAAGGTGGTGCGGGCCAATTCTCCCCGCGACACCGTCGACCAGTTCGTGAGCAAGGTCACCGCCGTGCTCGCGCCTTTTGAGAAGCTCAATGTTCCGAGCAAGCACCTGACGGTCTGACAGCACCTCAAGCCTGTCTTCGGCCCGCCCGGGCCGTCAATCCGGGCCTTCGCTCCAATCCTGCGACATGGATTGTGTTTACACCTTGCCAACATGGTGTAAACTTTCGACATGAAGCGCTTTACCGTTTACGCCCTTGTCGATCCGAGAACGGCACTTCCCCGATACATCGGCATCACCAGCAGATCGGCGTTTGTCCGGCTTAACGAGCACAGATGCCATGCCAAAGCCCGGATACCGGGTCTTGCCACATGGTTCGATGAATTAATGGTCGCCGGACTGAATCCTTCCGTCGTCATCCTTGAAAGAGTGCCTTCAGACGGGATCGACGGCGAGCGGCGCTGGATCGCGCATTTCCGAAATCAGCGCGCGCCTTTGTTCAACAAGGCCGATGGTGGACAAGGTGCGACTGGTGTCCTGCCAACCCCCGAAAAACGGGCAAGAGTCTCCGCCAAACTCAGAGGGCGGCAATTCTCGCAAGAAACGCGAGCTAAGCTCTCCGCCGCCATAACCGGGAAAGCCCGGCCTGATCTGGCTCAGCGCAACAAAGCGGCAGCCACCTTGTCTGATGAGCAGGTGGCCAGCATCAGAAATCGCCTCGCCCACGGTGAAAAGGGCGTCGCCATCGCATCGGAGTTCGGCATCTCCACCGCGATGGTCAGTCTCATCAAGCAGAACAAACGCCGCTCGTGATCGCGACACGTTAATCGCACTTCGCACTCCGCCCTGCGTGATGGGTGGGTTTCGCAGCTTCAAGCGTCATCGAAGCACCAATCGAAATCCAAACATCAACCTCCAATAGAGGAGTACGTGTCATAGCGGTAACGAGCTACGGGGTGAACGATCCCCTGGCGGTCAAGCTTTGGTCGAAGAAGCTGAGCGTCGAAACCCTCAAAGCAACCTGGCTGTCGAAGTTCATGGGTAACACCTCGAACTCGCTGATCCAGATCAAGGACGACCTGAAAAAGTCGGCCGGCGACAAGATTACCTTCGGTCTGCGCATGCAGCTGAAGGGCAAAGGCGTCATCGGCGACGGCACGTTGGAGGGCAACGAGGAATCGCTGACCACCTACAACGACGCCGTCTATATCGACCAACTGCGCCATGCCGTCCGCTCCGGCGGCCGCATGTCCCAGCAGCGTGTCCCCTTCTCCATCCGCGAGGAAGCCCTGTCGGGCCTCAAGGACTGGTGGACGGACCGCATCGACCTGTCCGGCTTCAACCAGCTCTGCGGCAATACCGCCGAGACCGAAGTCGAATACACCGGCCTGCAGGCACCGCTGGCCCCGGACAATGCCCACTACCTGAACGCCCATTCGGCGGCCAGCATTGCGGACAGTGACCTGGTCGCGGCGGACGTCTTCAACCTGACCCTGATCGACCGTGCGGTCGAGCGTGCCCGCACGCTGTCGCCCGCGATGCGTCCGGTCATGGTCGGCAAGAAGAAGTACTGGGTGGGCTTCCTGCACACCTACCAGGTGACCGACCTGCGCACCAACACGGCGTCAGGCCAGTGGCTGGACATCCAGAAGGCTGCCATGACCGGCGGTGAGGTGGAGGACAACCCCATCTTCACCGGCGCGCTGGGCGTCTACAACAGCTGCATCCTGCATGAGGATACCCGCGTGACCACGGGGGTGAACGCCGGCGCGGCGATCGACACCGTACGGCGCGCGGTCATGTGCGGGGCGCAGTCCGTCACCATGGGCTTCGGCCGTGACGAAGGTCCGAACCGCTATACCTGGGTCGAAGAGCTCTTCGACTATGAGAACGAGCTGGGTGTGGCCGCCGGAACCATCTTCGGCATGAAGAAGTCGAGGTTCAATGCCAAGGACTTCGGCACCTGCGTGATGGCGTCCTACGCCGCCGCGCACTAGCGCCTGAATGAGAAGGGCCGGGGCTGTTGCTCCGGTCCCTCTTTCCCCCACCATCACGAAGGAGGGTCTGATGACCGTCTATAATGCATCGAAGATGGCGGCTGGCATTCAGCCGCGCGTCTCTCCCACCGGCCTGATCGGTGTGCTGTCCAGCCTGGCGCTGGCGGCCGCTCTCGTGGCCAACGACACGATCAACATGCTTCAGCTGGAAGCCGCACCGTCCAATCCGAACGGCAACGGCCCCACCATCATGAACATGCTGTTCGACAGCGACCAGCTGGACAGCAATGGTGCCCCCACCATCACCTTCGACCTGGGCGACGCGACCACTGCCGCGCGTTACATGTCGCAGGTCACCAATGCCAAGGCGGGCGGCATTGTGAGTCCCAATGTGGCCGGAGCGATCGGGTATCAACCGTTCGCGGCGGCGTTCGACGCCTACCCGACCGACTCCCAGCAGCTCTACACGCTGGTGCTCAAATGCCATACCGCTGCGGCGACCTGGCAGAACGGCAGCGTGCGGGTCATGTGCGAGTACACCTACGACCCGTAACCCCTGGCCGATCCAGGCCATCAGAAGGAGCACCCGCATGGGAAGCAGCAAATCGTACCGGGGCGCAGGCCCCAAGGGCGCCGAGGAGCAGGACGCGAAAGGCCCTGGCATGAGCCGGGAGTCGCGTTCGCGCACCGACGACACGGCGTTCGGCACCCAGCCGGCGGCGAGCGGCAAGGGCATCAAGCCCAAAAACCGCACGCGCGGCCGGGAAGAAGGCTGAGAACGGGGAGGGGCCTTAAAACCCCTCCCGCGTTTTCTCCATGCATCGGGGTAGCGCGTGGCCATCAACCGCAATTACGGCCTGCTGAAGAAGCAGATCGCGGACGAATGCAGCGACGATCAGGCGTTGCTGCAACCGCTTTCGGATGCCTCCGGCCTGTCTTCCCCGATCGACAACGCGGTGCAGTCCGCCATCGCCCTGTGGGAGCGGGAGCCGTTCTATTTCAACGGCTTTCGTATCGAGCCGGACGCAGGCTCTCCCTTCCAGCTGGTGGCGGGACAGGAGTTCTACGGAGCGGCCGACTATCCGCCCCTGGGGACGCTGGCCTGTATCAAGACGATCCGCATCCTGCAGGGCGGCCAGAACCGCTTCACGCTGAAAGAGCGGACAAACGACTATCTCGATAACATCGCGGTCAATGACGCATGGCGTGGTCTGCCGACCGATTATTCCTATTTCGCGCTGCAGCTGCGCATCTATCCCATTCCCGATGTGGCCTATCCGGTCGGCATTGTCGGCACGCAGCGCTTCGCGGACCTGGTCGAGGACAGTGACAGCAACGCCTGGACCGCGGACGGCTTCGATCTCATCAAGAGCCAGGCCAAATTGATCCTTGCGCGCGAGGTCATCCACGATGCCGGGTTGGAAACGGCGATGGAAAAGGCGATTTACGGCGACCCCATGATCCCGCGCGCCCGCGGCTACCTGAGAGCGCTGAAGGACGAAACCACCCGGCGCAATTCCTCGCGCTCTCGCATCCGCCCGACGTACTTCTGATGGCAGATGATCCGATCACATTGGCAATCGGGCCGTGGCTGCCGGACCTGCCGGCCTTGGGCAATCCCGGCTGCACCCAGGCCCGCAACGTCTATCCCAAGACCTCAAAGGGATATGGCCCATGGCCATCACCGATGCCCTATTCAGGTGCCCTGGATGCGCGGTGTCAGGGCGGGGCCGCTTTTATTGACAAGCTCGGCAATGTCAGCATGTTCGCCGGCGATGCCGGCAAGCTTTATCGGCTGATTTCCGGTTCGGTGGGCTGGGTCGATGTCTCGCGGGGTGGTGGCTATGCCACGCCCCAGGACGGACAGTGGAATTTCTCCTACGCCAATGGTCTGGCAATCGCCACGAACTACAACGACGCGATACAGTCATTCGATCTCGCTTCTTCCTCCACTTTTGCCGATCTGTCGCCGGACGCGCCGCGCGCCCGCTATGCTGCCATCGTAAAAAACTTCCTGGTCCTGGCCGGAACCTATGACCCCATCGACGCCGACCAGCCACAGCGGGTGTGGTGGCCGGCGCTGAACGATCCAACGAACTGGCCGACACCGGGGACAACCGCTGCGGCCATCGTGCAGTCCAGCTTTGACGATCTGCTGGGTGACAACGGGTTTTGCACGGGCATTGTCGGAAATCTCGGCAATGCCGATGGCGCTGTGTTCATGGAACGCGCCGTCTTCCGCATGATCTATTCCGGGCCCCCGGAAGTATTCGATTTTCCACCGGCAGAAGGGGTACAGGGCTGTGTGGCGCCCAACTCCATCGTGCAATATGGCAATGTCGCCTATTATGTGGCAGCGGATGGCCCCTATTACTTCGATGGCCTGGAGTCGGCTCCAATCGCACTCGACCAATGGGCGCAGACTTTCCTCGGTGATCTTGACCAAGGTTATCTCGACCGGGTGGTGGGTGCGGTTGATCCGGTCAACCATCTGATCCTGTGGGCCTATCCCGGCCAAGGCAATGTCAACGGCAATCCCAATCACCTGATCGTCTACAATGTCCGCCTGAAGCGCGGTTCGATCCTGGACGTTGAGTGCGAAACCGTGCTGCGCCTTCTGTCGATCGGCTATACGCTGGACGAGCTCTATACCGTTCTGGGCTACAGCCTCGACACACTGCCGGCACCCCTCGACAGCCGGGTTTGGACGGGTGGCCTGCAATTGCTGGGCACCTTCGACACACTGCACAAGCTCAATTACTTCACCGGGGCAAATCTCGCGGCGACTGTCGAAACCATGGAAGTGCAGCCCTTCGTCGGCCGGCGCACAAAATTCACGGGTGCGCGCCCGCTTGTGGATGGCGGTACACCCTCCATCGCCGTCATCAAGCGCGAACTCCAACAGAGCAATCCCGTCGCCACAGCGCCAGTCGCCATGAATGGCCTGGGCTTATGCCCAGTCCGCGGCAGCGGACGCTATGTCAGGGGGCGGATTGCCATGCCTGCCGGGTCTGACTTCAGCCAGATCCAGGGTCTCCAGCTCATCGCGACGCCCGGCGGCGATCGCTAACGACTGTCGTCTCCCACTCCCACGTAGAAGGATGTTCGTCATGAACCTGTTCAAGACTTTGCGTATTCGCGCATTCGCCCTCCTGGCCTTCGCGCTCTTTGTCTCCGCGCCGCAGTTCGTGGCGCCTGCCTTTGCCCTCAAGATCGCTACCGCCACCGCGGATGGCATGCTGGATGCCCGCAAGGCCGAGTACAACTCCGGCACCATCGTCATCTATTCCGGTACCGAGCCCGCCGATCCTGATACGGCGTTGTCGGGCAATACCGCGCTGGCCACCTTCACCTTCAGTACGACGGCCTGCGGCTCGGACTCCACCTCCAGCACCTATCGGGTATGCACGCTGTCGTTCAGCGCCAGCACGGTCACCGCATCTGCCACTGGAACGGCGACCTTTGCCCGCGGCTTTAAGAGCGACGGCACGACCGTGATCGAGGATTGGACGGTGGGCACCTCCGGCGCCGACATAAATCTGAACAGCACCGCCATTACTTCGGGCGGCAATGTCACGCTGTCGTCAATGACGCTGAAGCAGCCGTTCCACTGATCCCCGGGGTGCTCGCGCCCGCCTGATCGCAAGGTGGCATAGATGGCCGGCCCTACACCTGTCGGCGCGACGCCGTAATGGCAAACGCATTTCGCGGCGCCAACTCGACTAGCGGCACCAGCGTCTTATTTGGCGACTGGCCTGTAAATGCGCCTGCGTTCAGCAACATCACGGCCAACCCCGGCGATCTGATCATCGTCTTTGCCTTCAACGGCGCCAACAATACGGTGCCGACTGTTCCAGCCGGGTACGATACCGATCTAAGCTACTCAGGCGCATCAAACGCCGGGATTGCTTGTCATAAAATCGCGGCCGGTGGCGAAACTGGTGTAAGCGGCTTCACCAATGCGGCCCTGATCGAAGCCAGGGTGTGTTCCGGCGCCAGTGGGATTGGTGCGTCGGCGCAGAACAACGGCAGCAACGGCACGCTCGCCATACCGGCCGTGCCCCTGAATGTCACGGACGGAACATCCTGGGTTGTGGCCGGCAATTTTGCTGTCGCCGCCACCAACATGACCGCTGCCCCCGCGGGCATGGGCAATGAGGATGATGCAAGTTCCTCCAGCCCACCAGCCTTCATGGGGTGCGATACCGATGGCGGCGTGTCGTCCTTTGCCGGGAAGACCCAATCCATTAACGGCTCTGGGTGGATTTCCTTCGCCCTGGAGATTTTGCAGGCAACGTCTGCCGTTACCGGCACTGGTGCCGGTGCCGCAGGAAGTGCAGCCGGGGCCGGCGCCGGCACGCTCGATGAGACTGGCACCGGCAGCGCTCCGTCAGGCGCGCCAGCAGCCTCAGGATCGGGCACTGTCGGGGCTGCAGATGTTTCCGGTACTGGGGAGGCCCAGGCACCCGCTGCGGAGGGTAGCGGTCAAGGCAGCCTGGACGAAGCTGGAACAGGCGAAGGCGCGCCAGGCGATGCCGTTGGTGCCGGTATTGGGACGCTTGATGAAGCCGGTACCGGCCAGGGTTCGGCGCCCAGTCCGGCCGCAGAGGGCGTGGGCACTCTGGATGAAAGCGGCTCGGGGAGCGGTGCAGCGCCATCACCTTCCGCTTCCGGTTCCGGCACGCTGGATGAGCAAGGCTCCGGTTCCGGTATAGCACCATCGCCAGACGGCACCGGCAGCGGATCTCTGGACGAGAGCGGCAGCGGATCGGCTGCTGCTCCAGGGCCATCCGGGTCCGGCACTGGCACTCTCGATGAAAGCGGGACGGGGCAGGGCACGGCGCCCGCGCCGGAAGGCGCAGGCTCGGGCACTGTATCGGCGCCCACTTATACCGGGACTGGCGAAGGCATTGCGCCATCGCCGGGCGGCTCGGGCAGTGGGACCCTCGACGAATCCGGCGCTGGTTCGGGGGCTGCTGATAGCCCTGAAGGTTCGGGTTCTGGCACTTCGCTCTCCGCTATTTCAGGGAGTGGTGATGGCACGGCGCCCGCCCCGGAAGGGGATGGCGCCGGCTTTCTCGAAGTCACCGGGACTGGGTCCGGTGCAGGACCAGCTCCAACCGCAAGCGGTTCGGGGACCGTCTTCGGCGCGCTGGTCACGGTCACGAACCGACCGGGCTATTCGCCCGCCGCACTTACCGGCGG